GAGCGCCTTCGTCGAGGTCACGCTCGCCGATTGGGCCGGGTCCTAGTCGGCGGTCCGATCCCAGAGGGGTCCAGCGCGTCCGCGCTGGACCCCAGGACCATCATCTCAACGGAGCCGAGTACTCGTATGGCAGATGGTAAGGTCTACCTCCCCAAGCAGCGCACCAATCGGGGGAAGGCTGGCTACAAGGGTGATCCTCACAAGTACGTGGTGATCGACCAAGACACCGGCAAGGCCACGACGGAGCCTGCCGTGGAGCCAGTGAAGAAGCGCCGGGGGCGACCGCCCAAGCAGCCCGCTCCCTAGGGGACCTCGCGGTTGGCCGAGGGCCGCACGGTCATCCTCGTACCACGACGAGAGGGTTTCCCTGACCGGGACGCCCTCTGGTCGTTCTGTCGTGGATGGTGGGAACAGAAGTTCAGCAAGATGCCCGTGATCGAGGGGCATCACACGGTGGGGCTGTTCAATCGGAGCGCGGCCATCAACATCGCTGCTCGCCTCGCCGGAGATTGGGACACCGCCATCATCATCGACAGCGACGTCCTCATCGATGAGGCCCCCGTGTTCGAGGCGGTGGAGCTCGCACGCCGTGAGAACCGCCTGATCCTGCCGTTCGAGGTTCGCAAGGACCTCACCCCACGCGGTACGCATCTGGTGATGAGCGGCTATCAGGGGAACTGGGAACGGCACGTCCGGGTCAAGTACACCGACACCGTCAGCTCGGTGGTGGTCGTCAACCGACGGCTATGGGACGCCGTGGGTGGATTCGATGAGGGCTTCCAAGGATGGGGCTGGGAAGACAACGCCTTCCGCTCCGCCTGCCTCACGTTCGGGGATGGTGACTTCATCCGCCTTGAAGGAACGGTGTGGCATCTGCATCACAAGTCCGCCAAGGCCGAAGCCAAGGGCAGCCCATCTTGGAGCGCCAACATGGCAAGAGGGGAGCGCTATCGCACGAACGCCGGAGACAAGGAAGCCCTTCGGGCCATCCAGCAGGAGCGCGTCACCATCTCCAACGGCTACGGCATCCCGAAGATCCTGCATCGGGTGGTCCCAGAGCACACCACGGAGCAGGCTGAACGGTGGTGGGAGGGATGGCAGCGCCTTCACCCGGACTGGCGCTTCATGACTCACCGCGACCCCCTGAACAGGGAGGAGTGGCCGCGCACGGCCATCGCATGGGACCACGTCGTGGCGGGAGCTCAGTTCGCTGACCTCATCCGGCTGGAAGCCCTCGAGCGATGGGGCGGCGTGTACGTGGATCAGGACATGGAACCGTATCGCAGCCTTGAGCCCCTCTTGGGAGTGGAGATGTTCGCCGCGTGGGAAGACCCCGTCTCCGTGCCGAACGCTGTTTTGGGCGCACGCCCCGGCCATCCGGCCGTTTCCCGTTGCTTAGATACGTGCGTACAGAGGGTGCGACGCAGGGCTGGCGTGTGGAAGGCAGGACCGGGGGTGTTGACGGACATTCTGCCGAACCGACCCGACGTGCTGCTGCTGCCACCGGGGAGTTTCTACCCATATCACTACAAGGAGAAGGAGCGAGCGGGCATGGATCATAAGAAGGAGCAGCCGTGGGCCTTCGGCGCTCATCACTGGTGGGGATCGTGGGTGGAGAAAGGAACATGATGATCTGGTCCCAGATCTACAAGGAGAACATCTGGAACGGCACCGAGACCCTGAGCGGTCCGGGCAGCAACGAGGTATCCACGCGCATCGCAGCGCGGGACATCGTGCATATCGTGAGTCGGTACGGCATCCGCAACGTGCTGGACGCCGCCTGCGGGGAAGGCAGTTGGATGCCCACCCTCCCCGGCTACGTGGGGATGGACATCGCACCGGAAGCCATCCTGCGAGCCAAGGCTCGTCATCCGGGCCGACAGTTCGTGGTCGCTGACATGAAACAGCTCACATCAGCCACCAAGTTCGACCTTGTGATTCTGCGCGATGTGATCCAACATGTCTCCCTAGCCGAAGGCAAGGAGATGCTAGACGCGGCGTTCCGGGTCGGGCGCTTCGTACTGGCGAGCTCCTACATGCAGGGCAAGAACACCGGCATCGACGAGGCGGATGCCCTGCGTGGAAAGGCATACGACAACGACCTGACGCAGCCACCCTTCGGCCTCCCGCAGCCGATGCAGGTCATTCCCGACGGCTACGAGTATGACGAGCCGCTGCGGATCCGCGACCCCCGCAAGGTCCTCGGGCTGTGGAAGGCATGACCACGTACCACAAGTTCGCCAAGAAGATCCACTTTCTGGCGTCCGAAGAACACTTCCAAGACCACCTCATCCCCATCTACGAGGCCCTCAACGTCGAGGTCCGGGGCACCTTCTGGGCACCCACCGGAGCGATGGTGAAGCGGCTGACCGACAAGGGCATCCCAGCGAAGCACCTTCGCGGCCCGGAGGGCATCTCCCATATCGTGGTGGCTGGCTACGGCGACCTCAAAGTCAGCCGTCGCATCGCGCCCATCGCCGCACGCTGCCTCGTCCAGCATGGAAGCGGACAGTCCTACTTCGGGACGGAGCGCAGCGCCTACCACCCCTCCTACTCGGGGGGTAAGGACCATCATGACGTGGGACTGTTCCTCGTCCCGAACGCGTTCAGCGGGGATCGTTGGAGCCTGACGTATCCCAACAAGCGCGTGGAGGTCGTGGGCAGTCCCAGAGTGGACGCCCTGCCGGAGAATCGCTCACTCGAGCTCACGGTCGCCATCTCCTTCCACTGGAACTGCGGCCTCACCGATGAGACGCGCAACGGCTTCGCTCACTTCAAGGAGGCGCTCACACGACTGCCGCAGGTGTGGCCCACCATCGGGCATGCCCATCCACGACTGCGGCGGCAGATCGCCCCGTATTACAAGAAGGCGGGCATCCCCTTCGTGCAGTCCTTCGATGATGTCTGCGAGCAGGCGGATGTCTACATCTGCGACAACAGCAGCACGATCTTCGAGTTCGCCACCAAGGGTCCGGTCGTGCTGATGAACCCACCCCACTATCGGGGCGATGTGAATCACGGCATGCGCTTCTGGGAACTCGCTGACGTGGGACCCAACGCCCACGACGTGACTGAGCTGATGGCAGCCGTGGACCTTGCCCTTGAGGACCCCTCAGACCTGCGTGACGCCCGCGAAAGCGTGACGCAGCGTGTGTATCCTATCCGCAAGGTCGCCGCCCTCAAGGCGGCTTCTACCTTGGAGGATTGGGCCGGTGTCCGAGCTGCTGTCGGTAGCGGAGCTGCGTGAGCACGTAGAGAACACCGCCCTCGGCAACGACGCGCTCCAGCGCATCCTGGACAAGGCCGAAGCAGACATCACCGAGTGGTGCGGGCCGCTGGTGCTCGGGTCTGGAGACGCGTGGGCCGAGGTGGTGGAGCATCACTACTTCCCCGCCAACGAGCGGCTGCTGACGCTGAAGAACTACCCCGAGGACGTGTCCGAGGTGGCGGTGTACGACACCCTCGAGAACGAGACCATCCTGCTGGAAGGTCGGGATGAGGACTACGTCGTCGACGGCCAGATGCTGCGGCGCTACGGAGCCTATTGGGGCTATCACACTCGCGTGACCTACGTGCCGCGCTCCACCGTCACGCAGCGACGTGGCGCGGCCATCCTGCTCGTGCAGTTGGAGATCAACGTGCAGCCGGGACAGGGATTCACCGGAGCGGCCACGTGGCAGGAGACGTACAAGGACTACGAGACGGAGAAACAGCACATCCTCTGGGCGCTGTGCGCTCCCCCGGTGTTCGCATGAACCGGCTCATTCAGGTGGTGGTCCTCATCATCGTCGTGATCCTGGCCGTCTACCTCATCCGGGAGTTGCTGTGAAGTTCACCCATCGCGTGGGCATCAAGATCGGCCATGAGATCCGGGACAGCGTGGGTGGCGTGGGGTACGACTACGAGGACCTGCCGGGTAAGGAGAGCCTCGCCGCTACGATCCTGCCCTACGTGGATGAGCTGCGACAGGAGCGTTTCGAGCAGGACGAGGAGCGGTGGTCGGTCATCATCGCGGGCTACCATCCGGAGATCACCCCCTCGATGTGGGTGGTCAACGGCGACGACCAGTACAACATCACCCGCGTATCCACCACCAAGGGGCGGAAGCTCACCACGATCATGGCCCGTCGCCCCTCCCTGTGAAGAGCCGCACCATCTACCTATACCCGGTCAACCTCCCGGAGATCAACGCGTGGTTCGTGGGCATGGGTGTCATCGTGACCGGCCCCACGATGCAAGCCACCGTGAAGGCGGGTGCAGAGCTCATCGCTGACGACTGGCGGGAGAACGCTCCCTACTTCGAGGGCTGGTATCAGGAGAGCATCCGGGTCGACATCAACAACAAGAACGTGGCCCAACTCGGCATGGGCATCCCCACGGGCGGCGTGCTCGCCTCCATCTACCCGCATCGGGTGGCTGGTCCGGCAGAGGAGGAGCAGCCCTATCGGTACGCCGGGGTGTTGGAGTTCGGTGGTCAACTCGGGCCTCGGCAGCGCAACGCCTACATCCCCGCGCAGCCCTCAGCCAGACCGGCGTGGGATAGCGGCGCTCCCAAGGCCCAAACCCTCATCATCGGCATGCTGAGGAAACTGCTGGTGTTCCTATGAGACTCGCTCAGGCGGTGTTCGACTACTTCCCTGACGTCATGTCCGTGGGCGATCGGGTATACCCGCGTCGTCTGCCGAAGGACGCCATCCTCCCGGCGCTGGTGTTTCAGGTCATCCCCGCCGTCGGCCCCATCCGCCTCCACTCCGACGCGCATGACAGCGGCTACGTGGCGGGCATCCATCGCGATCGCATCCAATGGGGCGCGTGGGCGGACACCTACGAGCAGATGGAGGACCTCGCGCAGGAACTCCGACAGCACATTCATGGCTTCGCTGGCTTCTGGGGGGATCTGCGGGTCTCCGTGCTGACGGACCTTGATTTCGATAACTACGTGGAGGACCTTGATATCTACAGCCGCGTGATCGACTGCATGGTCCTGTATAACGCCGTTGTCAGGGCGAGTTAGCCTGACGCATGATGGCCGAGGTTGGCAGCGTGTATTTCGTAGGGAGTAAGGGATGAGTGAAGGGATCGCCACTCTTGGCACCACGCTGACCCTCAATGGGACAGCGATCGCTCAGATTCAGGACATCGAGGGTCCAGATCTGAGCACTGACACCGACGAGATCACGAACCACTCGAGTCCGGACGCGACCGAGGAGTTCCTCGTCACCATCAAGCGCGTGGGCGAGATCACCTTCCCGCTGGTCTTCAACAGCGCGCTCGCCTCCCATGACGCCTTCTTCCAGGCGTGGGATGACCGTAGCCTTGATGACTACGTGATGACCTACCCAGATGCGAGCGGCTGGGAGTTCACGGCCTACGTGACGGGCTTCTCGATGAGCGCTCCGGTGGACGGCCACCTCAGCGCTGACGTCACCCTCCGCATGTCCACCGCTCCGACCTTCACGAGCGCCGGTTCGTAATGGCGGTCAAGGAGGTGGAGGTCGTAGAGCCGACCTTCACCAACGGTCATGTCGAGTACCTCACACGGGATCTGATCCTCTCGGTCAATGACATCCAGCAGGAGGTCGTTGATGTGCCCGAGTGGGGCGGGAAGGTCCTCGTGCGTGGGATGACCGGGAGCCAGCGCGACCTGTTCGAGCGCACGGTCGTGCAGACCAAGGGCAAGAACGTCGAGGCGAACTTCGAGAACTTCCGAGCCAAGCTCCTCATCTGGACGGTGGTGGATGCGGAAGGCACCCGTCTGTTCCGGGAGACAGACGTGGTGGCGCTCGGCAAGAAGTCCGCAGCGGCCATGTCCCGAGTGGCCGAGGTGGCTTCACGCCTCAGTGGGCTGTCTACTGAGGATGTGGAGGAACTGACCGAGAGCCTAAAAGAAGCCCCGAGCGAAGACACTGGTTCCGCCTGACCCTTGCGCTCGGTCATCGCAGCGTAGCGGAGGCGCAACGTTGCATCAGCAGTCGGGAATTCGCCGAGTGGATCGCGTTCTACAATCTTGAGCCGTTCGGCTATGAGGTAGAGAACTGGAGGGCGGCACTGATCACCGCGATGGTCGCCAACACCGCCCGCGATCCCAAGAAGCATCGCAAGCCGTTCCAGCCTTCAGACTTCATGCCCGGTGAGCATGAGGAGAAGCAGCGGCCCCAGACGTGGGAAGATCTGAAGGCCAAGGCCAACTCCATCTTCCGCGCACTCGGCGGTAAGCCCAAGTGATCCTCAACACGCTGGTCATGAACCTCGTGCTGAATCCGGCTGGATTCATGGCCGGACTCAGCACCGCCAAGGCTGCCGTCGGCTCATTCGCCACGAGCATGTCCACCGGCATCGGGATCGCCTCCGTGGGTGTGACCATCGGGCTGATGAAAGCCACCGAGGCTGCCATCGAGTGGGAAGACGCGATGCTCGGTGCGCAGAAGACCATCGAGATGACGGATGTCCCGCTCAAGCAGCAGCAGCAGTACTTCGAGAATCTGAGCGAGTCGCTGCTGGACATGTCCACCCGCATCCCGGTGGCAGCCATCGACCTCGCCAATATGGCGGAAGCGGCTGGTGCCCTCGGTGTCGGCAAGAATGAGATCACCGAGTTCGTCGAGGCCGCTGCCACGCTGTCCGGCCTCGCCGAAGATGTCACGCCAGAGCGCGCTGCACGAGCCTTCGGCACGATCCGCACGGTCATGGGCATGACCACCGATCAGTACATGAAGTTCACCAGCGCCGTCGTGCAGGCCGGTATCTCAGGCGCATCCACCGAGGGCGAGATCCTGTCGATGGCAGAGCGTGCGTCAGGCGCGTTCGGGGCGCTGGATATCAGCATCCAGGACCTCGCGGGCTGGTCCGCGGCGATGGCGAACGTGCGTGAGA